AGTTTGACGCATTGGTGAGTTTTGCTTTTAACGTCGGCCTTGGGAACCTGCAACGCTCCAGCCTACGCATGAAAACCAACCGTGGCGAGTTTGAAGAAGCCGCCGACGAGTTTATGAAGTGGACAAAAGCCGGTGGCCGAGTGTTACCCGGCCTTGTGAAACGGCGTCAGGACGAGCGGGCGCTATACCTTAACGGTTAAGCAGATACTCTATTTCGTTGCGGAGCGTCTTAATCTCTAACTCCAGCAGCGTGGCTTCATCGTGTAGCCCCATGCGCCGCATCGCTACAAACGCATTAGAAAGCCTATCACCCTGCTTCTGACCGTACCCCCAAGGGATACGCTCTAGCTCCTCCTTCCACGCCCCCGGCGGGGATAAGTCATCTATCAGCGAGCCTGTCAGTTCGCATCGTTTCACCATATATCCCGCCCTCCTCGGGAGCAGCGCCAGTTAGGGGCTGGCACATAGCGCCATTCACGGTCACGGTTGGCCTGTAGCCTACGAAATAGGTCAATGATCCATCTCACGGTAATGCCTCCACGCTGTAGTTGGTACTAGGTGATTTCCAGCCTCGCGGTATTTCGCCATGTAAGTGCGAAGGGTCTATCCAACGTAGTTTATTGTTAGGCATGGCGACCCATTGGCCGCTATCTAACGCGATGATGTGGTGATCTTTGGATTGGTCAGGTATTTCCGACCAGCCGCCATTGGCCCAGAACACGCTAAACAGGTACACGCCTGACCGTAGTACCTTGTCGCGGCAATATGCCTCTACTCTGTGATTACGCAGGAACTGCATCTCACGCACCTCGCAAAACCGACTAAACGAGTCCCACCACACGCAGACGTTGAGCGGTAGCGGGTCGCAGGGTTTGGAGCAAATGGCGTGTATAGGCATTCTTGCCCACATTGCACCACATTCCAGCATGACGCTAAACATAGGAGCGCGCATCGGCTCGGCTCTAAAGCCTAGGACGGTACAGAGCGTAAAACCTCCTTGTCCTTCCTGATGGTCATACAAAAACTCGTTACGGACGTAAGCCGTGGTGTACGGCGTGTCCACCATGAAACTCATATCAAACCCTCTTTCTCTAGTTGTACGATGGTTCGCGCCATGCCGTCGTAATGGGCTAGACGTAACTCATCGCGTGTCATGCCACTCTTGCGTGTTCTACCGTCTATTTCGTCGTGGCAGGCGCTACACGCCCACGCACCGAGCAGATCGGGTGATTTCATGCCCATACCGCTGACGCCCGCTAAACGGATGTGAGCAAGCACGGTGGTGGCGCTGTTAAAGTTGCACACGCCCGGTATGCGTACCGTACAACCTCGGTCTTTGGCAGCCTTACGCAGCACAAACAGGCTCCGGTATGCGAATTCCCATGTACTCACAGCGAATTTCTAAAAACATCAAATACTCGCTGAATTCTTGCTTGTTAAGTTTGCTGGAGCGTTTGATCGGGCGCATACGCTTGCGGCCAAAGCCCTCTAGCGTCTCCCAGCCAAAACATTCACCAAGGAAGTATTCGTGTATGTCATCTCGCGTCCAGCCTACTAGCGTCTCGCCACCGCCCTCTAGGATCGCTGGATAAGCCACGCCCCACAGAAAACGGTTCTGCTGATCGGTGCGCGGGCGCTTCCACTCCAGCACCTCTATGCACCACGCACGGGAGGGGTCTAGCCCCTGCACCATACGAGCAGCCGCCGTGGCTAATTGCTCTGGCGTTGTGCCTTTAGGGAATATGCGCTTCACAGCCGCTCCTCAAAGTCTATGTACCGCCAACCGAGGTATTCGGGCGTCACGGCGTAAACGTCATAGTCATACCCACGCTCCCGATCCACTATTTTTTGGACACGCCAATCAGGAAACGTCGTTTTAACGTCCACCAGCGCCGCTACCGTGAGGCTGGCGTTGACGATGTAGTAGTAATCGGGGCAAGGATCGGCAGCATCAAACGACTTCTTGGCGCAGATGGCGGCTGTCTCAAACGGCCACGCCTGATACGCAAAATCGTGCTTGATGTGTTTTACCTCTATGCGCTTGCCCGAGGCATAGATGTCGCCCCTATCGGCAAACTCTGCCCGGTCGGCAAAGTCTTTTGCCATGCGCCGCTTGGGCAGCGTCACCGTATGGCCGATGTTGAGCAGATAAGTCGCCACGACAATCTCTGCCGGGCGACTCGCCCTAAACCTAGCCTCAAAATCAGAAGGGTGTATCAAGGTCGTCCCAATTCGTTTCGGTGACTTCTGGCTTCTTGGTCGGCTGGCGTTGCGGCTCGCCAGTACGAGCTAACTTGCCCTCGCCTTTCGGTTCAATCTTAATGCTCATGTACTTATCGCCCGTCTTTTGGCTGGCCTTGATCCAAGCTGACAGGTTGTAGTCCACGTTATTAATCACCGCTGAACCACGGTAGTCAGGCCGCTTTTCATTCCCAGATTTGTCATTACGGAATAAAACGCCTTTCATATTCGGATCATATTGGGTCACAGCTTCAACTCCTTCAGTTTAGTAACTTTCTCATCTAGTTCTGCGAGGAACTTGCGTACCTCGTCCTCCAACTCGGCAATGCGTTTATCGTCACGCGGAACCCGCACGATCAGCATTTGCAGATGCTCGGGTAAGCGGCTGTCGTAGCTCACAAAGTCGCACCACGGTCGGTTGGTGCAGGCCATCTGCCATTGCATCTGCGTGACGTACTTTTCGGGCGGCTTACCGGCTAACAGGTACTCCAAATGGGTCGCCGTGTTGGGACACTTAAACTCCACGCAGCCTTTGCCTACCAAATTGTCTGGGGACGCGCCTGACATGGCTATCGCCGGGTGGTCTATGAAGCCCACCTCCTCCACCAATTCGCCTGTGCGGGCGCTATAAGCGGCTCTAGCGTGTGGCTCCTGCTCTACGCCCCACTCCATTGCGGCGCTGCTGAACCCCGCCGCCTTCTGGCCCGTCAGCCGTTCCACGATCAGGTCAGCCATATAGTTGTCGCGGGAGGCGCTGTAACCGCTTTTAGTCTTGGCGACCACATCGGCCACGCGAGAGGCGGTGACTTTGCCTAGCCGTGCTGCAAACCAGTCGTCCGTGCGCTGTTCCATTACTTTTTCCTCACCCAAACAATATCTATCTCTTTAATTGGTTCTTCGTCATCAGCCAATTCTTCAAACAAGTCGCACGAATCGTAAGCACTAACTGGTTGCGCTTTTGCCTTTTTATACGGCGGCCATGAAAACGCACAGAACCCCTCATCGTGTTGTTGATCAACGTAATAGATGCAATTACCGCAAAATCGTTCGTCTTTATGCTTGTTCATGTTGCCTCCGGGCCGGTTAGTTCTTTCTTGCGGGCAGTAAACTGGTCAATGTGCGTCATGCGCTGCTCTTTGGTCAGGCGCTTGAACAACTTGGTCAGTTCTTCTACCGACACCGCCCCGTTAATCAGCGCGACCAGATCGGGGTCAATCTGCGGCGGTGAACCCTCGGGCAAATCCTCGCCGCTAAAAATGTACAGGCCAAGGCCGTGCAGCGCGATGCACTTGGTCAGGCAGCGCATAATGGCCGTGTTCACCGCAAACGAATCGGGATCAACAACGCTGCGGTTACGGTTGTCCATGACGGGGAGTAAGCAGGTCTTGGTGTCGCCCTTAATCTCCACGCTGACTTTGACCATCGCCGTGTTGTTCTTGAGATAGCACACCGGCATACCGCCCTCGTACTCATGCACGGTGTAGCGGGCAGCCGGGTCAATCTTGAGGACTTCAGCCCATGCCCACGCCCATGACAGGTACGACAGGTTGCCTTTCTTCTCAACGTGATCGTTGACGTTAATTTTGAGCAGTTCGCTCATTGACCTTCTCCAGTTGTTCGTTAATGACGGCCATTAGTTCGGCCAAAGCCTTGTTGCAAGCGTCTATGCGCTGCTGTTCTTCTAGCTCTTGCATCAGTTGGTCTTGGTGATGCCACCAAGTCATGTCGTCATCGTGCATGGCTGGCTCGCTCCTCTGCCGGAGTGCAGCCGCCGTCGCCGCACGGGTCAAGAATGGCTGCTGTGGCGTATAGCACTACAAGCAGGATGGCTTGGGGTAACCAGCGGCTCATTAGTAATCCTCCCCATAGGGGCCGTTCATCAGCGCGTCGTTGGTGGCGATTTCTTCAAACAACCAGATCGCGTCTGCGTCAAGGTCGCAAATGTCTAACTTGATGTCGTGGTTCAGCGATGAGGCAGCCTTGTCGTTATCAAGGAAAATGCCGATCAGGTCGGCAGCCTCCAAGATGATGCCGCCATCCAAATCCTGCGTGTACTCCACGCGCACCTCAAACTTGTTGCCGAGGGCGTAGAACGTACCGAAACCGTGAAAAGTGTCTTTGCGAGGCATATCTGTTGCTCCTGTTATCGGTAATAGTGAACGCTGCGACCGCGCGCTTTCAAAAGCGGCTCAACTTCCGCAACCGTGGTACGCATGGTTGCAACGCGGAACCCTTCATCGTCGTGCAAATACACGGTCGCGCCAAGTTTGAGATAACTTGTGTCCCAAGACGCCGGGCGATCCATGCGCGTAAGCGCATAACGCGGGGAATCAAGTGCTTCTTCAAGAGTCATTTCTGTTGCTCCTGTTGTGAGGGGCGGCTTACGCCGCCACCTCGTAAATGCCGATGACTTCGGTCTTGCTGTCATAGCCGTATTGTTGCTTCGCAGCGTTACGCGCAGCGCGCTCTGAAGTGTGATACGTCACAGCAAAACCGCGATCTTTAATCCAACGAGCGTCAACGCCCGAACCGCTTTTTTCGCCAGATAATACAAATCTGTCGTACACCGATTGCGCTCTGTCGGATTTACGCACGACAACGTGGGTGTAATCGCTTTTGGTGCTGCGGGTAAATTCGCCAACCGGGGTGGTGACTTTAATCGTTTTCATGTCGTTGCTCCTATCTGTGGATGCGTTGTGTCTATCAACGGTTTGGAGTTTAGCACGCTATACGGATTGCGAGTCAACACCCTAGGCAAAAAAAGTTTAGACGGATAGACTGCCGCCATATGGATATCCAGAAGCTCATCAAACGATACGGCAGCCAGCAAGCCGTTGCTGCGGCCCTTGGCGTTACCAAAGGCGCTGTAAGCCAATGGGTCAAGGCTGGGGCGATCCCTGCGGCTAGGCTGTGGCAGATTAAAGCCGGGGCTGTAAAGCCGCCTAAAGGACGTTAATGGACGCTAAAACGAAAAGCCCCCGAGAAGGGGGCTTGACGCTGCCGGGGGAATGGCATTACGCTGAGATTGCAGTTCGGCGTAGAAGTAGTTTAGTCCTGTTAATGGACTTGTCAACCTACCTATACGCCTCGGCCTGTCTGGTCGGGGAAACTACGCGCAGACAGGGCTTAAATCTAGACCGGGGCAGCCAGCCTCTAGACACGCAGCGTATAGCGGGGAAGCGTGAATGGCACCGGGTAACCGGCAAATGTAGCCCGCAGCAGGGTGGCTCCGTCAGTCATCTAATCTCTGCACGATCCACGTTAGGCGTACTCCGTCTCAACCGTGCAGAGTTCACCATCAGTCATCAGTTCTAAACCATAGAGAGGTATAGATATGGGAGATTTACACCAGTATTTCCCGACTAAAACTGAAGAAGTTAAACCAAGTCATAACCTAGAACATCACATCCACTCAAACCAGAGAACGTGGGATGAACTGGTACGACAATCCCCGCTAAACCGTTTACGCTTCTACGACGCACAGTTAGCCCGTGGCATTGACGTTGATCGTGACCGAGTGGCCGAGTTAGTGCGTGAGGTTGGCCCGACTGCGGTGCTATCGGATAGAGATGTGATTGGCCTGATTCGCCAGTTATGGGGTGAAAAGGCGGTGGAGAAGTTGCGTGCGCGTGCCAAAACTGAACAAGTACAGAGGTAATCAAATATGGTGGCAAATATGGTTAACCCGTTGCATCAACGAGGCCCGGAACGAGGAGGGATACGACGATACCTTGATACCGTCACCCCGCAAGAATACCTCCCGCAGACGGGTGAAGTTGACCTTACGCAAGTCACGCTTACTGGCCTTGCCGACCTGTTCGGGTCGGACAAGGGGAGCATCAAACACGGCTACACCAAGCACTATGAGAAGATCATTGACGATTTGGGCGGGAAGAACGCGCCGCTGACCATTGCCGAGATTGGCATAGCGTGTGGGGCATCGCTGCGGATGTGGGCTAACTACCTGCCGAACGCCAAGATTGACGGTTACGACATCCAGATGGAGTGCGCCAAGCTCTGCCGTGACCTACCGAGTGTCAGCATCACCATCAGCGACCCGCGCAAGGTAGATAAAGACGCCGCCTACGACCTAGTGATTGACGACGGTAGCCATATCGCCGAGGACGTTCTCGGGGTGTTGGCGCATTGCTGGAAATGGGTCAAACCGGGTGGGTATTACGTCATTGAGGACATGGGCTGTACCTACAATGACGGTTACCGCGATAAGTTCAACAAGCACTTTGGCAAAGACTTGAAGAACGACCGGAACCTGATGCTCCAGATGTTTGACGCACTCTCTCGGGAGATTGATCACGGGGTCGGTGCGTTTACCGAGATGCGGTATTACCGCCAGATGTGGGTATTTAAGCGATGAGGCACGCTGCCCGCCGTGATGCCAACGACGCCATCATTACCGAGGCGCTACGCAAGGCGGGGTTTACCGTCATGGATTACGGTAAGGCAGGCCAAGGCATTCCCGACAAACTCGTTACCCGCCCGCTCCCTGACGGCTTGCCGTGGGTGTGCTGGGTAGAGGTGAAGATGCCAAAGGGGCGGTTACGGGAGGCGCAGGAGGCGTTTAAGGCGGTCTTTGGGGCGAGGGGCGAGCATTACGTTGCCCGTGACCCCGAGACGGCTGTACGCGACCTGTGGATGTTATACGAAGAACAGATCAAGCCCGAGCAGCGTCGGTGAACATCTGTGCCTTACGGTTGCCTTTGTAATGCGCGATGACGGGGTTTGGATGCTCGCCAAAATGCTCTGGAAGGCAGGCATATTGATGCTCTGGCAGGTGCGCGACGACAAACGGCGGCAGACGGTTGACGTACTCCCGCAGCACTTCTTGGTCGCCGTACCAAGTTTTGTATTTGGGTTCCAGCCGGTCATACATCTCGGCCAACTGCTCCCACGCAAACCCGTCAGGGGTGATGGTGCAGCAGCCGATATAGGGATACACGGCATCCAGCGTTTTATTGGCGTGTTCAGAGTAATCCTGACCGCGTTGCTTGGCGTTAAAGATCGCCTCACGCATAAAGGATCGGCGCGTCACGGCAATGACCGCATCGCCCAACAACAACTCGGGATGCAGGGGACGGCGCACCAGCATATCGGTGTCCATGTACAGGGCTGGCTGGGCGAGTTGCAGCGCGGCAAACGCTCGGGTGCGCCACAGCATCAGGTACTCGGGGTTGCCCTCGGTAGGATGCGCCCAAGTCACACCCGGTATGGTCGGGGTGTCCTTGTCCGTAACTTGGATAATTTCAGCGCCCGGATTGTGCTTACGAAGGGACGCCACCATTGCAGTCGGCTGTGAGATGTCTGCGCCGACATGGAAAAACACAAAGGTTGACATAGGAGAAATTTAACATGGTTAATTTGAACAGAAAACGCACTAGCCGAATTATTTGGGAAACGCTGCTAGAAAACGTCGTAAGCCACCCGAAAGCACCGTGGGTGGAGCAACTGAATATGCTGGATGCGCTGCGTGCTACCGCTAAACCCACAGGTAGCGTGAGTTTTGCGACGTTCTGGTGTCTTTATGCCGTGGTGCAGGCATATAAGCCCAAGCGTGTTGCCGAGGTCGGCACCTACATCGGGAAATCCACACTTGCCTTGGTGTCAGGCGGTGCGGAAGTACACACCTGCGATTACAGCAACGATGTGAAACTGCCGTTCAAGGTGAACCAGTACCCGATGACCAGCAGCACCGATATGTTCGCCAAGCTCCAGCCTGCCATTGACCTGCTATTCCTTGACGGTCGGTTGGAACCCGATGACCTTGGGCATATTGGCCGTTTGCTGCACTCGCAAAGCATCGTGGCGCTAGATGACTTTGAGGGTATTGAGAAAGGGGTCGCCAATGCGATGCGGTTTACCTATCAGGGTGCCATGCTCGTCTACCCGCCAGAGCGTGAAGTATTGGAGCGTCACGGCATCCCCGACGACAGCACGTTGGCGCTGATCGTGCCGCACGGATTAGTGCAGTTGACGAACCAATAGCGTTAAAATACCCTCACCACGGGAGGCTCTATGTCCCACAAAGACGCGGCAGAATTTGTTGGCGTGTTGTTGCACTCGGCAACAGCAACGCATTTTCTGCATTTGCAGACGGCAAGTTACGCCGCCCACAAAGCACTCGGCCACTACTACGAGAACATCGTGGACTTGGCCGATAAGTACGCCGAGGCGTATCAGGGCCACTACGGCATCATTCCGCTGTCGGATTACCCAGATGGCTTCAAGGTGCAAAAGGACGCCGCCGAGTACGCCAATAGCCTGCTGACGTTCGTGAAGGGCATCCGAGGCGACCTGCCGAAAGACACCGACTTGCAGAACATCATTGACGAAATCGTGGGCGAGATCAGCGCATTGGTTTACAAGCTGGAGCGTTTCAAATGAATCGTAAGCCGGGACTCTACGCCAACATCCTTGCCAAGCAGGAGCGCATCAAAGCCGGTTCTGGCGAAAAGATGCGTAAACCGGGCAGCCCCGGCGCACCGACTGCCGCCGCATTCCGCGAAAGCGCCAAGACGGCCAAGAAAGAAAACAAATGACAGCCGCGTGGACACGCAGCGAGGGCAAGAACCCCAAGGGCGGGCTGAACGCCAAGGGTCGTGCCTCGTATAAGGCCGAGACAGGCGGGACGCTTAAGCCCCCGGTCAAGGCAGGCGACAATCCACGCCGAGCCTCTTTCCTCGCTCGCATGGGCAATATGCCGGGGCCGATGGCAAAAAACGGCGAACCGACACGCCTCGCCCTCGCACTCAAGGCATGGGGAGCCTCTAGCAAGGAGGACGCCCGAGCCAAGGCCAAAGCCATTAGCAGCAGGAACAAGTAATGGCCGCTGACCGTCAACGCCTAGCCGCCGCCCTCGCTTACGAGGAGGAACGCCGACGACGCATGATGGAATCCGTCCCCACGACGGACAACCTACCGCCTGTCCAGCCGACCCGCCGCAGCCTACGCACCGACCTTGAAAACCTGTCATCGGGTATCGGTCAGGGCGTGGTCAACCAGTTAGAGGGCGTCAAAGCACTTGTCACCGACCCTGTAGGCACGGCCAGAGCCGCTTATGAGGGCGTTAAAGGCGTTGTGCGCGACCCGACCGTATTAGCCGACGCATTGCGCTACACCGCCCAGAAAGCCACTAGCGGCCCGTTAGGCGCAGGCGAAGTGATCGGTGAGTTCTTGACGCCGAACGTAAAAGGCGTAGGCAAGCGCGACATATTCATCGGCAAATCAGCAAAAACATGGAATCAGAAAGAAGCCGACCGCGCACTTGCAATGGAGGCGTATGGCGTTGATCCAGAAACCATTTGGAAAGAAACGGGAACATTCCGTGGCGTAGATGGGGAGTGGCGGCAAGAAATAAGTGATGCCCAAGCAAAGGGCATTTACACGCATATTGCTCCATCCGAACAGCGCCTGTCAGAGGCGGTGTTAGAACATCCAGAGTTGTCAGAGGCTTATCCAGACCTTGCCAAAATTCAGCAATTTGGGTTGAAAGGCCCGAAAGAGCGCGGCTCATATCAGGCAACCACAATGGAAACTGTTGATGGCCCACGCTTATTAGGCGAAATGGTCATGGCAGAAGCGCCAACGGAAGATATATTGGCAAAAACCGCGATCCACGAAATGCAACATGCGATCCAACGCCGAGAGGGGTTCCAACGTGGCGCAAACCCTGCCGAATTCAAAAACAAAGTTATCCCCGCCAAACTAAAAGACGTTGCGTTCTCACGTTCAATGCGGGAAATGGCAATTGCCAATAAGATGCGTGAAATGGGGTATCCAATCGCGGAAGGTAAAGTGTTGAACCTTGCACGGCCAGACACGATGGGAAAGGTCAGGGCATATGCTGACAAAGACGAGCAACTGAAAAACCTCGTCGGTGAATGGGAAAGTGCCAACGAAAAACTTAAAAAATACCCTGACAAAGCTACTCAATACGTTAGAAGTGCGGGTGAGGTAGAGGCAAGAGCGGTGCAGGCTCGTCAAAAGATGACGCCCGAGGAACGCCGCGCTACTTTCCCGCTCAAATCGTATGACACTCCAATTAAAGACATCATTATCCGAAAGAAATGAACGCAGGTGCTTTTAAAAAGGGTCAGAAAGGCGGGCCGGGTAGGCCCAAGGGATTGCCTAATAAGTCCACGCAGGCAGCCAGAGAGGCCATTGCAGCGTTTGTGGACGGAAACGCAGACAGACTTCAAGGGTGGCTAGACGAGATCGCTGCCGAGAAGGGAGCGCAGGCTGCCTTTGACGCCTTCAGCACCCTGCTGGAATACCACGTTCCCAAACTTGCCCGCCAAGAGATCACAGGCAAGGACAACGGCCCGGTCAAGGTACAGATCGGATGGATGGCTCCCGAATAATCCTGCCGTACCGCCCACGCAAGGCGTTCATGCCGTTTCATGAGCGCACCAAACGCTGGGCTTGCCTCGTAGCTCATCGCCGCGCAGGCAAAACGGTTGCCGCCGTCAACGACATGATCCGCGCTGCTGCGATGTATCAAAGGCCATATGGCTTGTTTGCTTACGTCGCACCGTACAGATCCCAAGCCAAGGCGGTCGCATGGCAATACTTTAAGGATGGCGCACACCCGATCATTCAATCGGTCAACGAGCAAGAGCTAACGATTACGCTCATTAACGGCGCACAGATACGCTTGTTCGGAGCTGACAACGCAGATGCCATGCGCGGAATGGGCTACTCGGGGGTATACGCTGATGAATTTGGAGACTGGAAACCGAGTGTTTGGGGTAACGTAATTCGCCCCGCTTTGAGTGATAAAAACGGATGGTGCGTTTTCGGGGGTACTCCGAAGGGGCGCAACCAGTTCTACGACATTTTCCAATTAGCCACTCGTCTCCCTAGCGAGTGGTTCCTGTTGCGCTTACCCGCCTCAACCAGCGGGCTTCTCCCTGCGACAGAGCTAGCCGCAGCAAAGGCGCAGTTGGCCGAGGATCAGTACCTACAGGAGTACGAGTGCAGCTTTGAGGCTGCGATCCTCGGTGCTTTTTTTGGAAAAGAGATGCGCGAAGCGCAGGATCAGGGGCGCATCACCAACGTACCGCACGACCCCAACTTACCGACGTACACCGCATGGGACTTGGGCTACCGCGACGACACGGCCATTTGGTTCTATCAAGTCGCCCGTGGGGAAATCCGCGTCATAGACTTTTACGCCGTCTCGGGCGAGGACATTCACACCATTGCCGATGTGGTACGCAACAAGCCGTACCGCTACGCCAAGCACTACCTACCGCATGACGCGAGAGCCAAGAGCCTACAGACCGGCAAGAGCATCATTGAGCAACTTGCCGCCCAACTAGACATCGCCAAACTCGCGGTTGTCCCCGACATCGGTGTGCAGTCGGGCATCCAAGCGGTACGCATGATGCTGCCGCGTGTGTGGTTTGACGCAGAGAAGTGCAGCGAGGGCATAGAGGCGCTGCGCCAGTATCAACGCGAATACGACGAGGACAAGAAAGCCTACCGTCAGTCACCACGCCACGATTGGACATCACACCCTAGTGACGCATTTAGAATGGTTGCGGTATCATGGAGTGAAGTCGCTGACAAGCCCCCAGCGCCAGAGGTCAAGCCGCTGATGGTGGGGCCAGAGAACACAGTCACGCTGAACGATATGTGGCAGGTTCACGACCGCACAACGTCAAGGAGAGCAAGGATATGAGCATTGTCAGCCCGAATCGTTACCCTTACGAAACAGTAGCCGCCTCGCAGACCGCACAGGTACTCGGTGGCGTAGGTGCCGTGGGTGACTACCTCCATCGCATTGTGGTGACGGTCACGACGACCGGCACTAGCACGTTAAGCGTTCTGGACGGCAGCACGACCGTCCTGACGATGGCTGCCAACACTCCGGTGGGCGTGTACAGCATTGAGATTAACGCCGCCTCGGCTACCGGCCCGTGGGCTATCACGACCGGCGCAGGGTTGGCCGTCATGGCTGTCGGATTCTTCACGGCCTAATCATGGAAGGCGTACTGCAACCGGAACTAGAAAAGTATCTCCGTACTATCGCGCAGTACGACAACGAGTTTGCCAAATGGTCGGCTCGTACCAAGAAGATCGTTAAGCGTTACCGCGACGATTCGCGGGGACAAGGTGGCAACGAGGCTGCTCGCTTTAACATCCTGTGGTCAAACGTCCAGACGCTAAAGCCTGCCGTTTACGCCAAACTGCCAAAGGCTGACATCAGCCGACGCTTTGGTGACAACGACCCGGTAGGTCGCGTTGCAGGTATGCTCCTTGAGCGGGCCATTGATTTTGAGATTGAGCATTATCCTGACTTTCGCTCCACCATGTCCTACAGCGTGGAGGATCGGTTCTTGGGTGGCCGTGGCACGGCATGGATACGGTACGAGCCGCACGTTGCCCCCATCGGCATTGAGGACGATGGCGTATCCATCACCTCCA